AGGAGAAAGAGGCGCACAAGGTCATCGCGGCGCTCGGGGTCTAGCCCCAATTCGTCAAGAGCGCCGAAAAACTGATCAATTGGCAGGTCGAGCAGCGGTTCCATTTAGCGCCCCATAGGACGCAGCGAACCCGGCTGCGTGTAGGTAATCCCACGGCCAGCGGCGCGGGCTCGCATCTGCTCGTAAGGCGTAAAGGCGCGCATCGCGCGCTGCATTTCCGGCGTTAGGCGCGGGTCATAAGCCGGGGCCAGATCGGCGGGCATCACGCCAGTGGTCGGGCTGGTCGGGTCGCGCATCGGGACGTAGTTGGTCGCGGGCGTCATCCGAACGCCGGGTTCCCGCTGCCAGGTGCTGGGCGAGCGCATGGACATGTAATCACTGGCATACATGCCGGGGAAGGCATTAGACGGCGTCACGGGCGGGATTGTCGGCGCAGGCGGCATGACAGCCGTGGTCGCTGGCATGGTGCCTGTCATCGCAGGCGCGGCCATCGCCTCGGCCATGTCCATATCTGGACCCGCTGCCTCCTGACGGGCGCGATAGCCTGCCGGGCGGGCGCCGACAGCGTTGAGCAGGCCAGACACCGGTCCACCTTGGAACCTGTCGCCATAACGGCCCGGCCCGCCGCCATCAACCATATCGCGCGCGGCAGACACGCGGTTGCCCTGCGCGTCCGTGTAGCCGTAGCGACCGCGACCCATCTGGTTGCCCAAGATGCCGCCGAGGATGCCACCGATAGGCCCGAAGGCAAGGCCACCCAACGCGCCGCCGATCATGCGACCGGGCGTAAAGAAACCCCCACCGGGCCGGTTGGGGAGGTTGCCCCCGCTGCTTCCGCTGAGGTCCTTTCCGTCAGACGAAAAACCCCCGGACGGGCCACTGCCGCCAGGCTTGTCCCTACCGTCGCCGCTTGCCTGAACGCTGCCGCGCTTGGACATATTTCTCTGCTCCCGTGCCGATGTGGTGCCGTTTTACCATATCTTGCGGTGTTTGGCTAGGATAGGGCTAGACAACGCCCTTAATCCCGCGTTTGAGCGGCTTTTTCCAATCCGAGCGGCCACCGAAGGCCAGCGAGGTAAAGTCTACCGCCAGCGTCAGGCAAACCGCGTCAGCACGGTCAGGCGACTTCACGCCGCGCTTTTTCATGCTCTCTTTGCTCTCGACCTGTATCTTGCCGTTGCTGGTATAGGTGTAGCGCGGGCCGCTCAGTTCTAGAAACAGCTGGTCGTCCTTCGGCAGGCGCACGTCGCGCCCGGCCAGCCAATCGCGGGTTTTGAACCACAATTCGCTGCGGAGGTTGAGGTAGGTCTCCGCCACGCTGGGCCGCTCCGAGACGTTGAGGCCGCGCACCGGAAGGCCCAGTTCCCGCAGGCGATCCACCACACCAGCACCGAGGCCGATGCTGTCCACGATAATCTCGGCAGGCTGGTGGCGCGGAAGGGTCCGCTCCCATTCCAGCTTCACCGCGCCCGCAAGCTGCATCAGGTCCAGCTTGTTCCACACCTTCAGCTTGTCGATCACCGCGCCCTGACGCTTGGCAAGCACGCTGCTGTCATCCCCGTGGCGGGCCACGTCCAAGCCCCAGACGACCGGCGCCGTGTCCGATGTTTCAATCTCCGACTTCATCGCCGCGTCGATCAGATCGACCGGAATAACCGCGTCGTCCTCAGCCGCTTCAAAGCTGCAATAAAACTCCTGGGCAATCTTGCTGTCGGACATGCCAGCCTGGCGCTCGAGCGCGATCTGGTCCGGCGTCACGACGCCCGTGTCGTCAATGGTCAGCCGCTCGCAGAACCATTCGTCGCTTTCACTTGCGAACTGAAACGTGTGATACCCGTGGTTCCTGCCGCGCGGCGTGTAGATAAACAGCGCCCAGCCGCCGTTTTCGACGATGATCGGGCGGATGTAGTCCCACGCCTCAGGGTGAGCCAGTGACCATTCCGAGAACACCACGCCAATCGGGTTTGAACCCACAAGGCTATCGTAATTGTCAGAACCGGCCATCTGCCACATTGAGCCGTTCACCGTCTCGATCAGCATCTCCTGCCCGTTTTCGCGCTTTCGCACCTCGGGCGGTAGAAACTGGTCGATGATCCGCCTGCCCTCGCGGTCGATCCCGTTCCAAATCGCGCGGCGGGCTTGGGTCTGCTCCGGGAAAAGGTGCCAGTAGGTGCCCACGCGCTTGAACATATCGCGGGCGGTCAGGTTAAGCGCGCAGCTATCCTTGCCCGCGCGACGATGCCAGACAGCGCAGCCGCGCTGGTAAGCCTTGCCGTGCCCAAAGGAGTTGAACAGGTTGCGCTGATGCGGGCGCGCTACCCAGTCATTCGGAATTGTCAGTGACAAAGTTGTCCACCAGGTTGATGCTCAGGCCGCCGCTATGCTCGACGGTTTGCTTGTCGCCGTAGACTTTGGGCTTCATCTTGCCTGCCAGCCACTTGCGCGCGTCAATCCTTACGCGGGCTTTTTGGGCGTCCTCTTCGGTGTCAGCAATCATCAGGATTTCATCGGCGATTACGTCGCTTTGAGCATCGCGCGCGCGCGCGTATTGTTCGCGGCGTTTCCCATCCTGATCGTCAGCAAGCCACCGCATGACTGTCCCGACATGTGGCATATCCCTTGCGGTGCAAATAGACCGCAGTGACCGGCCCTGCGCTATCTGTTCGCAGATTTCCGCGAATATCTTGTCGGAATACTTGACTGGCTGCTTACTTGCGCTTGCCACCTTTGCGGCCTTTCTTGCAGGGCATGGGTCACCTTGTGCCTTGTTGCTGTGCCCGCAATATATGACATTGAGCGGCGCTTGTTAAGGACCACGCGGCCCACACTACTGGAAGTCGCCGGTATCGTGCAAAGCTGTGACCTGAGTTCCGCCCCAGACGTTCATCAAATCTCTGGCATAGTTTGGCTTCAGATCGGCAACAAACTTCGCAAGCTTGTCTGGCGACAGTTCAGGCTCATCACCTAGCGCACAGCCATTGTCGATGCTGTATTGAATTATTGCGCCCACAATGTCTGCGGATGCAGGGACAAACGCTATATTCTCTGGCCCATACTCGTCGTGAGTGTTTAACAAATAGCCGATCAGCATTTGACTTCCCCTTGTAATGTTGCCCCACCGGGTAGGGCGTGTGTCACGTCCCGGTGGGGCTAGACCCGCCTTTTGTCGGTAGCGGGCTGGGGTGCGTCCACCCACTCAGCGTGAACAAGCCCGAAGGCCCCCTAGACTTGTTGAGACGCGGGCCGGGCGCAAATCCGGCTGTGGACCTGCTTTGCACTGACATGACACTTAGCCCATAGCCGACAGTGCGCGCCTCGGCGGTTAATCCGCTCCCCCGGTGCTTGGGTTTGGCCCTTTACGCATAGCGCTTCTGCTTTCAGCGCCGCCGCGTCTCAGGGGGTGTGCCTATCAGGGCCTTTGTCGCCACTGGCAATCTCATTGCATAGGCACACCGCCAGAAAAGCGGGTTATGTTGGCGAGCGTTTCGTCCCCGCCGTTGGCGCATGGCGCTACGGACACACTCATTGGCAGTGCCCTGCACGTTCCCTTTATACTGGTTTTTGCGCTCGCTTCAAGGCTCTTCCCTTGGCAGCCTATACAGGTATTTCTTGCCCGTCCTCCGCTGGTCCTTTGTTATTTTGCCCTCGGCGACCATGATCCGCAGCGTTGACGACAGCAAGCTTTTATTGCCTCGCACTAGCGGGATTAGCTCGACCTGGCACAGAGGCCCGCTCTGCAGAGCTTCCAGAATTTCCTGCGCGGCGCGGTCGCGATATTGGGTGTATTGATCTGGGTCAGCAGACCAAGGCCTGCCCGTGTGGCGGATGTATCCAGCGCGGCGGGCGGCGGCGTTCTCGCGCACCGCTGCCTCTGCCAGTTTAGACGCGTAGAGGTCTTGGATGTCGTTGATCGATGTCATTTCCACATCCGCTCAAATGATTCATCGTAAATGCACTCCGCATCGTCCTTAACATCGAACCATATGTCACTGTCAATTACATCTGATCCGACTTCACCCACCACGAGCAAAGCGCCCTCGCCGGTGTCCTCGTTTTCAACGGCGACGCCCCGGATGGTGATGTTTTCCGGCAAGCCAAGATTATCACAGACGGTTTCGTTCAAAAGTTTTTTGATCTTTTTTTCCCATTCGTATTCCATGCTTACGCCTCCATCAAAAAGGGATTTCATCGCCCATATCGGACGGGCTAGTGTTTTGTTGCTGCGAGGACGAATTGTCGTCGCGCTTATCCAAGCCCTGCACTGTCCCGCCGTAGGGACGCACCGCAATCTCGGTCGTGTAACGGTCCTGGCCCGACTTGTCCTGCCACTTGCGGGTCTCCAGCTTGCCCTCGACGTAAACGAGAGAACCCTTCCGCAGATACTGCTCGGCGTAGCGCGCGGCACCTTCCGCGAAGACGGCGACCGCGTGCCATTCCGTGCGCTCCTTCCGTTCGCCGGATTTGTCCTTCCAGCTTTCCGACGTGGCGATCCGCAGGTTAACAACCTTGCCGCCATTGCCAAAGCTGCGCGCCTCGGGGTCTCGGCCCACGCGACCGATGATCTGAACCTTGTTTAGTGACATTCCGTTTCTCCATTCATGAGGCGATCGCGAAAGCGCCGCTCTCCATACATGACAGTGGTATGGTCCCGATCTAATATCCGACCAATTGCCGGATAGCTGAGGTTCGTTTCGTCCCGCAGTCGCACTATGGCGAAAAACCTAGCCGCG